TTGTACCATAGTCAATAGAGGAGTCTCTACGTCCATACTTAGCAGCCTGTTGCTGTGCAGCCTGACGATTAAAGATACCACGTTCACCAGACTTGCTCTCATAGAGGGCTGTCCATTCTCTCATGAATGATCCCATGTCTGCTGATCCGTCTGTGTAGCATACAGAGTTGTTAGCCAGAGCACGATGAGGTTCTGTCTCCCACCATGATCCAGACTTAGCATGTCTCATACGATCATCAGATAGATTAGACAGACTGATAAGAGCAGACCTACGAACTCCACCAACCACTACTACATCAGCCACCTTGCACATTAGATCATGACATTCGATACTGGACAACCTACGACCAGCAGCTTTCTTAAATAGATTACAAGAAAATGTGAACAGGTCATCAAGAGGTTCTGGTCCACTGGCTCTACCACCAAAGGTCTTGAGCTTGGCACCAGCAGGTCGTAGCTTTGACATATCCCACTTAGGTAACATACCAGCATAAAGTAGATTAATAAGCTCCTTGAAGCCTCGAAACCAACCCTCTTTGCTATCCTGTACGATGATAGTAGTTTCACTATCTTCAACTGAATCAGGCACTGGAGGAAGCTGGTTTACATACTGACGTTCAACAGAGAAGCCTACACCTGTACCATGCATAAGAATGTAGAGGCACTCATCAAAGGCTCTAGGGCTATCTACGGGCAGGTACGAGCAGTTGTATGCAGCAATATGATTACGTTCCAGTGCAGGACCAGCAGTCATCATAGCTCTCATGGAAGGCATGATCTTGAGTGTGACCATAGCTACATACAGGTCAGTAAATAATTCTTTAGGCATGGTGTAACCATGATTGTCTTTAATAAAACTTCTATAGAAATTAAGAAGTCGAGTAACAGTTTCTTCCCATGTCTCTCTTCGTTCTTCTCCTTCTAACCAACGGCTATATCTGGATTGATGTATAAACGATTGATAGTTAGTCGGCAGCATCTATATCTAACTCCCCTTGAGACTCTTGTTGAAACTCTTTACCTTCTAGCATAAGACCATTAATTAATATATTAACTTCTGCAAATGGCTTCTTAGATAAGTATTTTAATACTTCATTGAGTAAATTCTCATCAATAGGTATCTTCATTATCTTATTCTCCTGCATGATTTAGGTCCAAGTTTCTTACGATGTCGTAACCATTTTGGTTTATGTCTTCTTAATCTTCTTTTCTTAACCTGAAAGGTAAAGTGTTTCATACTAAGTCCTCCAGATATGGTTCTTTATACATATTTGACTTCATGATCTTACCATCTTCTCTATAGATGGGTTTACCATTCTCTTCAAGCTTTGACATATTAGATGCATGTACTCTGTTAAAGGCTACATCAAAGTTCCATCCAAACGTATCAGCAAATCCTACAGCTACATATACTAGATCACAAAGCTCTTTTAGTATAGCTGCTTTATTTTGTTTGTATGATATAGCTGATATAACTTCAGTAAACTCTTCATGTAATAGCCTAATTCTTAAAGATTTTGTAGAATCAAGAGAACTAAGAGGATACTCTTCATTTGTAGGATGCCCAAAAGCTTTATGAAAAGAGTGTAGTTTATCTTGAATAGTTTCTGATTTCATATTACTCATTCAGTATCACTAGGTCTATAGTCTATACCAAAATCTTTAAGGTCATCTTTTTCTAGAAAGATTTCTACTTCTTTTATTAATCTATTTATATACCATTGTGCTTTTTGTAAATCTTCCAGAGCAGTTCCTTTATATCTGTATCTAGAGATATACTTAATAACATTGCCTTGTAAGTATCCTTCAAATTCTGAGGGAGACATAGAATTTTTTATCATATTTATTGTTTCTATATTCCCTCTATTGTAGTGAGATGGGTGATTTATATTATCTGACATGCTGTATAGAACTCCTAGTAGATTAACCAATCAGTGTAGCTTCTTAAACTCAATTATATTATCAGAGTAACTAACCTTTTCTGTTGTAGATTTAGGAAACTTGACATTAAAAGCATATTTACCAGAGTCTCTAATAGACTCTACAAAGTCTTCATCATACAAGTTAGAAAGGATACCATATCCTAATTCTTTTATCAAAGATAATTTATTTTCTGCTTCTGATATATCAAAGATTTGAACTATGAATTGTTCTTCATTGTCTGCTTCCTCAAACATAAGAATCATACGTTCCTTAGAAGTATCATAGTCTTCAGGAGCAATGCCAAGGAACTTGAGAAAATCTTCTTGTTTAATACCCATACTTCATAAGCCTTTCAATTTGCTTTTCAAGGAACTTTTTTGTTTTAGGACAGTGCTCTTCCATTTCTGCAATTTCTTTTGTAAGAGCTTCTAGAGGTAACACTACCGTACCACGACTACTTAATAATGTAATTATTTTACTAGTATCCTCCAATATTTTTTCTGAATTTTCTTTAAAGTTTAAATCAGACCAATGAGTAGTAAGAGATTTCTTTACACGAATTGTTAGTATATTTTTAGCTGAAATAATTTGCTTCTCATGTACAGCAGAGAGATACCAAACTTTAGGATTCATGTCAACATCTTTTTCATGTACTCTTAGTTGCAACACTATTGGCATTACGTTTCCTCTACTCTTATAGGTCTATAAAACTTACCACCAACATAGTTATTATAGTAAGCAGGTTCGTCTGTTCCTTCAATAACAGCAGTAAGAACTTTCAGTTTCATCTGATAGAAGCACTCATAGTATTTCAAACTTCTTTTATTTTCATATTCTCCTATGATCTGAAAGGTAAAGTTTTTCTTACCAATCTTACCCATATCAGAATTAAGATGCTTTGAAGAACCTGTGTATGTTTCCCAACCAGAAGGTTTCTTTTTCTTGGTTCCAATATAATATTGTTTACAACCTATATAAGACTTCTTGGTTTTCTTATTAGTAATTCTGTATACAAATCCAAACTTATAAAGATCAGGAACGAAAGGTTTTCTTTTATACACCCAATGCATTATTCAAGTTCTTCAAACTCTTCATGAACCTCAGTAAGTCTTCCTGATTCTCTACCATAATACACTCTACAGGCTGGCCCTGTCAAGCCAGAGAACCTGTTCTTAATAACTCTTACGGTAGTAGTGTGTCTCTCTGTCTCGTCCTCATGCTGACCATTTCTTTCTAGGCCAATAACAATATCGGATAGCTGGCCTATACTGGCAGAGCCTCTGAGTTGAGATAGAGATGTAGCAGCACCCTCTTCATGCCCTGTAGCAGCAGGTCTACGAAGGTGAGATACAATAAGCAGAGCAATGTCAAGCTCCTGTACAACAGTACGCATCTTGGTCATAATTTCATCAATAGCTCGACGTTCATCAGCTACATTCTGATCTGAGACTATGATACTGATATGATCTAGTACCACATATTTACAATTCAAAGCTTTGGCAAAGTATCTGATCCTGTTAAGAATAGAATCAATAGCATTTGATCCAAAGTGGTCATAAAAGAATAACCTTCCAGTGCCTAATGTGTTATCAAAGTACTTCTTCAAGTCTTCACTACCTACAGATGAGAACTCTGCTGGTAGGTGCAAGCACTTGTTAGCCTCAAGGCTCATGAAAGCAAGACCACTTCTCTTTACTGATTCTTCCATGAACATCATGCCTATGTTGTCATTCGTATTCTTAAAGACATGATAGATAAGCTCTCGTAGAAACTGAGACTTACCTAGACCAGAACCTGCCGTAACAGTAACAAGCTCTCCCATACGAATGCCATAGGTCAAGTCCTGTAGTCCCTGATAGGGATAGTTAATAGCAGCTTCTGTAGCACCCTCAACTATGGTATCCCACATATCATTACCAGAGATAATACCATCTGGTGTGTAGGTCTTAGCAGCCCACCAATCCTGTACGAACAGGTTCTTTTTATTATTAAGAAGGTACTCGTTAGCATCTTTGTATTGGAGTGACATCACCTTTGCTTTGGGTGACAGCATCTCTGCTACTCTGGCAGATGCTTTACGTCCAGCATCATCATTATCAAAACAGATAACGATCTGATCAAAGGATGTCAGAAAGTCATAGTTATCTGTAATATCTTTGGCAGCAGCAGCAGCACCATTACGAATAGATACTACAGGCCACTTGCTACCTAGCAACTGATAGGCAGACATAGCATCCACTTCACCTTCACAGATCGTTACATACTTACCTCCTTCTTGAAAGGCTTTCTGTCCAAACAACATGGCACCTTTAATGTCACCCTCAGAGAAGAACGTCTTGTTCTCTGTGTTCCTAACCTTATTAGCTACATGCTCTCCTTCTTTGTTGTAGTAGGGATAGAAGTGCTTTGTTCCATTCAGCATAGCTCCATATCGTCTACAGGTATCTTCTTCAATCTTACGATCAGGAATTGCTCCTATCGTTCCCGTGCTGACAGGTCTTGTTGTTGTCATAGGATATTCTTCTTCCTCATAATTTGAATTGGGTAGAACTTGATAATGACAGTCTTCACTATAGCATTGTTTGTATCCGTTTGAATATACTCCTACGTTATTTTTACTACCACACTCAGGGCAAGGCTCGTGCCTTACAAAATGAGACATACTTTATTCCCTTACACTTTCAGTTATCTCAGGAACTTTAGGTTCTTTCTCTATAGTCGTTAGATATTTAAAGCCATCCTGATATCTAAACACTCTCATATCAGGAAAGCATGACCATTTATATGAACAGTAAACACAGTCTCTAGCAATCTTCATGTTACCTGACTTTCCTTCTGGCTCTGGTGAATAGCAGAAGTCAGGCATAGTAGAACTACTAACAATACTTTTAACATCTTGAATACGACTAGTAGCATTAATTAATGTCATATCATCTAACTCAAGTAGAGCAAGCTCTCCAGAAACTTTATTCATTGCAAGAAGGTATCCAACATCTTTACCTTCTGCTTCAGCATATGCACTGACCTGTGCTATATAACCAAAGGGATCATCATATTCTATTGAGCCTGTCTTGAACTTACGAAATGCAAAGTCACTAGCAGATTTAACATCTACTATTTCTCCATCAATCTTACAATCAATGTGACCTTTTATTCCTTCAAGCTCAAGTTGCTTTTGAGGTTCCTGTATCGAATGACCAGCTTCTTTTGCCAAGAAGAGAACCAGTTCTTCAATGATTGAACCATAGAGGAACTTGATGAGAGTAGATGGTTGATACGATCTTTCCACCTTCGGACCATTAAGTTCCATCCAGATTTTACGGTCTGGCTTGCCGATTGAAGACATTCTAATACGTTTTTCACTGGATGTATTCCTTTCTTCCTCTAGGTGTTGAATGAGAACAGCAGAAACACCCTCCAAGAAAGCCTCTAGATTTTCTCTAGAGACTCTCTTGTTAGATGCAACTCTATCATAGATGTCTTGTACTAAAGTAGATATGTGCATAGCTGCCCACTCCCTCGCCCACTATGCTCCTTGATCATACGAGCATTTCCGAAATTAATATTGCTCATCACAAGCCCTGATATGACGACTAAATTAGATCGTCATCATCGTCAAAGTCATCCTTACCATACTCAACCAACTCTGTCACCTGTACCTTCTTGAGATACATGGACGTACCATACTTTTCAACAAAAGGATGTGTCTTGTTGAAGTCAATCTTTACTCTAACGCTACTACCATTACCAATAAGAGTATCTGAATCAATAACCTTCTTATCAGAGTCAATAACAGGAACAAGATACTGAGTACGAGCAGTAATAAAATCACCCCTATCATCATTCTTGTTCTTTAGTTTAACTCCATGAGAAGTCAAGACCTCCTTACTCTTTTCAGAAAGATCACCTACGTCTAATTGGTACTTATCGGAGTACTCATCCTTACGGTTGAGCTTAGTCCAAAAAGCTTTGCCTGAAATAATTGCAGTTTCTTTCTGTGCAGCCATCATGTTAGTCTCCTTATGTTGTGTTGATAATGTACTACTCTACCACGCTTAATTACTATTGTCAAGA